GCATCACCCATAATTTGAGTTCTGACTGGTCCGTCAGCTGGTAATAATTCTTTGTAAGCTTGTGCTTGAAATTGTGTAACTGCTTCTGCAAGAACAGGGTGATTAACACCAGATGCACCTCTAAAAGGTTCTGTTCTTCTTTCGTATTTAAAACCTAATAACTCTAAACCTTCTCTGTAAGATTGTTCCCAATCTCCTCTTGACTCTTTGTATTCTGTATATTGGTCTGAAAGTTTTGTACCAAGTTCATCTAAAATTCCATCACCTAAAAATTCTGCTAAGTTTTCAAAATGATCTTGTCCACCACTAGGAGATGCAACTTTAGGGTCAAATGAAACTTCAGCTCCACCTTCTTCTGTCATTTCTATTTCAACAGGTCCGCCTTCAGTTTGTACTTCTTCAACTTTTTCTTTTACTGCTTCTTCAATCTCTGCTTCGCCTGGGAGCTCTACAGTTGTTTTTTGATTGGGCAAAGATTTATCTATTGTAGCCATTTCCTATCCTACCTTGCTTTAAATAATGATTCAACACCTTTGACTTCAATATCAGGAATTTGCATGATAGTCAATTCCATGATGCCTCCGTCTTTTTTCTTTTTACGTCCTAAAAACTCTTCTAAATTTTCAGTTCCTCCCATAATACCTTCTTCCACATCTTTGTAATAATCATCACCAGATGGTGTTGTTCTATATACTTCTTCTGCTTCTTTTAATTCTTCAACTTTTCTACCCTTCGTAGCTTCATCCATAGTTACATCAATCTCTGCAAAACCCGTAGTTTCTTTGTCTGTCATAAATTCTACATTTGAGCTACCTGTGCTTTGATCTACCTCAACTTTAATATCTGGTCTATCAGGGTGAACATAAGTTTCTACTCTATCTGACTCTTTAATTTTTTTACCTTCACGAATTACTTTTTGAATTACAGCGTTGTAAAATTCTATACCTTTGTCCGCTACAGCAGCAATACCCTCTTTAACAGGTTCTCTGTTTAAAAATTTTAATTTGCTCATGAAAGGCATTGATGCAAATAATCCTAATGCTTTTAAAAAATCTCGTCTATCCATTATGGTGCCATCATCATTTGTTCTTCTGCTTGTGCCAGATAAGCTTCTCTCTCGTCGTCTGACATACCTGCTAGTTTTTCTTTTTCTGCTTCTAAAGCATTGTAACTCATTTTTCCTAAACCTAAAGCAGTAATTCCAAGTCCTGCTGGAGTTAACATAGTACCCACTCTACCTAAACTTAATGCTTTACCTAAAGCTCCTGTAATACCTTTAGCACCAATTCTTTTTGCCGCTTCTGGATATAATAGTTCTACGCCCACCATAGGATCTACAGTTGCATCAACTATATTTTTTCCTTCGTCTAAATTCGCCTTTATTGTAGCGCCAGCAAAACCTGTCGCCGCCAATGGCGATGCAAGGGTACTTAACAAACCTTTTAATAATTTACCTGTACCTTGTCTTACCGTTTTACTTAATAAAGGTGTTGACGCTACAGCTGCAACCGGTATCGGATTATCTGCAGCCCATTCGAGGATAGTGGATTGCGGAACTTTTTCATCGGTTTTAGTATTTACCACAGCTCCTATTTCGGAATTGTATTTTATTTCTGGTTCTAGTTTTTCCTCTGCAGCTAGTGCTGTTGCAAGAAAAGGTAAAGTTGCTCCACCTGCTAAAAGTAGTTTACTTTTTCCTCCAGCTAAACTAGCTGTTCTTGTTAACGCTTTAAAAAATATGTTATCAGGATTTTTTCTATAAAAATTATAAAATTGTTCAGGCTTTGTAAAGCTAGCGATTGCTTTTGCAGTTTTTTCTGCATCAACTTCTTTTATAAACTGCCCTGGTCTTCTTTCAATTTCTTCCCTTAAAGTTGCAAAAGCTGGGTTGTTTGGATCTTTAATATAATTTTCATAAAGACGATTATGATGAATAGCATTTTTAAAAAAGTTTTTTAATCCTTTTGTTTTCTTACCTAAATCTCCCTCACCTTTTAATAATGACTCTTGTGGAGTTACAGCTGTGGCTTTACCGTCAATAAAATCTACATAACCTATTTTGTAACCACCTGTTTTATCAGCAACAATTTTACTGATCCTCGCAACTTCTCTTTTGTAATCATCATAACTTACGTTTCCAGCTGCATGTTCTTTAGCTAATTTTAATAATTGATTATCATATTGTTTTTTAAATTGATTTAAAAAACCAGAAGTTCTTTCTGCAGTTAATAAATATTTTTTAGGTAATTTAAATTCTTTTATTAAACTTTGAGGTAGTGCGTGTTCTAAATTAGAGCCAGAGGATACAGCTTGTTTAGCTGCTTTTTCCACAGCCGTCACTGTATCGAGTGTTTTTTTACCATATCCTTTTGCTTTTAAGGCCTCTCTTACAAATTTAGGATCTGGAAATCTATTTAAGTCTTTTTTTAATTTAGCAGAGAGATTAAATCTTTCCGGTTCTTGTTTTAACCTAGATACCTCACTTAAAAATTTGGGAACTGTTAAATTTAATTTTTTAGCTAAATTTACAACTACAGGTTTGCTACCATCTATTTGTCCTGCAGGTAAGTCTGTATTTTCAATAACACTTGCAACTTTTTTTAATCTCTCTGTTACTTTAGGATCTTTTGGTTTTGTAATTATTTTACCAAATTTTAAACCGTATTCGTTTTTTATTTCATTTAAAGTCACACCACTAATTTTGTGTTTTTCTAAAACCTCTTTATTAGCCATCTTAGGTATATCTTCTAGTATGGCTTTAAGTTTTTTAGGGTCTTTCTTTACTTGTTGAAATTTATTTTTACCTATGATGTCTGGACGTTTAGCTTTTTCAGCTTTGGTCACGTTTTCTTTTAAAACTGTTTCAAGCGTTGTATTGCTTTTAGATTGATTTAAATATTTTTTACTTAAATCAGTTGTACTTACTCCTTTTAAATAATCTTTTTTAATTTTATCAATATTGTCCTCTACAAATTTTCTAGTCTCACTTTTAAATTTTCCTGTATCTGGTATGTTTTTAATTTTATTTAAAGTTGTTTTTCCAAGTTTTTTTTCTATGGCATTCTTAACAGTTTCAAACATAACAGGCTTATTGTTATTTAATTTTAAAACGTCTGGATGCCTTCTTATATCAGAAAGTCTTAAATTTCCTTTTCTAGCTAACTCTACTATTTTATCAAAAAGATTTTTATTTCTTGCTTCAAGATCTGCCATTATCTTCTCTCCACAAACATTGTAGCGATACCACCATCAGCAAAAGAACCCATCTCTGCAGCTGTACCTTTACCACTCATGAAGTCAGTGTCTTGTGCAAAATCAGATTGATAACCACCGAGATTTAAATTTCTATTTATTTCTGCCATGGTAGCAACTCTTGCTGCAGCTGCTCTTTCTGCTGCTTCTTTTAATTGTTTTTGTTGTGTTTCTTTTAAAGCAATGTCTAGCCCTTTATTAAAAATTTTTGCTCGACCTTGATTAATTAAATAATCTCCTAATAGTCCTAAACCTTTTAAACCAGATACAATACCAATTCCTGCTGTTTGACCTTGGATACCTGCAAACTCA